AGTCGTCAGGCTACTCAACTAGATTTGGCGCAGGTGATTACTCTGTTATATTAACGTCATCGGCAAGTGGTCTATCTGTTGAGTCATTCTATGTATCAATTAAGAGAGATCAAGGTGCTAGTGCCAATAATGCTCCTGCTTATTATGTCCCCAGCGGTGGAACAATAATGCAGTTCTACATTGAGGACGTTGGCGGAACCTGATGTACCGTAGAGAACTTGCTTCTCAAAGAAAAGATATATCTTGGACTCCAAGAAATAATACTGGTGCGAACAACCCAAACTTTGCGGGCGGTAAATATATAGACGATAAAGGATACGTCAGAATACTGCTACCTGATCATCCCAAAAATATTCGTGGATATGTTTATGAACATCGGCTTTTAATGGAACAATATATGGGTCGATATTTAGAGCCTTGGGAAACTGTCCATCATATTAATGAAATAAAGACTGATAATCGGATTGAGAATTTTTTTCTTTGCACTCATAAAGAGCATAGTGCTGTGCATATGGAAGGCAGAAAGGCCAGTGCATCAGAAAAAGAGAGGCTTAGAGCTCATATTAAAGATGTAAAGCCTCACACAAAAAAACGAGATTTTTCTAAGAAAACTATACCGATAAAAAAAATATCATAATGACTGATTTTTTCCCCCTACGGTGTGATACTATGGAAGGACACCTTAGGAGTGATAATGAAAAAATGCGAAGGTTACGACTGCGATTTGGAATTTGAGCCAAATACAGCGAATCAAAAATATGCACATCCTACATGCCGTAAATCCCTGGATTCACTCGGCCTCTGTAAATACAGAAAGGATAATGGAATTGTGAATATACCAGGAGTTGATTGCAACTCTTCAGATGAGAGCGATGTTTCTTTGAAAGTTGCTTATGCAAAATTGCTCTCTGAATATGAGAAGGTTAAAACTAAACAGGATGAACTTGCTGACGCAGTTTATCGTGCTGTAAAAGACACAGTTGTTCGTCATGATCCGGTCCAGATGGATCCGACTTTTGTTCCTGTCAAAGGTGGCAAGTCGCTTTCAGACGAAGAAGTTGCTATTGTTGTTCTGTCTGACTGGCAGTTGGCCAAAGTTACGCCCGACTACAGCTCGTCTGTCTGTGAAGAGAGAATTGAAAGATACGCAGACAAGGTTGTTCAGCTTACTAACATACAAAGAGCAGATCATCCTGTTAATGAAGTCAGAATCTGGGCGCTTGGTGACATTGTTGAAGGAGAACTGATCTTCCCTGGTCAGAGCTTCCTTGTTGATGGAGGCCTATATCGCCAAGTTACTGTAGATGGTCCTCGAATTATGAGCAAGTTTATCAACAAAATGCTTGAGAACTTTGAAAAAGTAACATTTGTTGGGGTCATTGGTAATCATGGTGCTATTGGCGGTCGCTCAAGAAGGGACCACGATCCAGAAACAAACGCCGACAGAATGTTGTATAGAATTATACAGTTGATGTATGAGAATGAAAAGAGAATTTCTTTCCATATACCTGATGGTCGTGGTGATAGAAATTGGTATGCGATTGATAAAGTCGGTAACTACAAGTCTCTTTTAATTCATGGTGATCAGTTTAGTGGTTTATCTACCATGTACTCTTTCCAAAAGAAAGTGTATGGATGGAAAGTCGGCGCTATTCAAGAAGAGTTTGATGATGTTTATTGTGGACATTTCCACACACCGACAAAGATGACATTTAATACGGTTCAGTTCCGTATTTCTGGTAGCCCTGAGTCTACAAACACATACGCTATGGAGAGTTTGGCCGCTATCGGTCAGCCCTCTCAGCCTTTGATGTTTGTTCACCCTGAAAAGGGTATTGTAACAGCAGAATACAACTGCTGGTTATAGGAGGAAAAATGGTTGACCCCAAGGTTATTTTAGATAAGTCTTTACTAAAAGACGTTGCCGAGAGAGCGTTATGGACTGCTGTTCAGGCGTTTGTTGCTGTGTATACAGTTGGTGGTGTCGATGAAGTTAAGGCTGCTGCTACTGCTGCTGTTGCAGCCGGTATTAGCGTTCTTAAGGGTTTCTTTTCAACGCAGGTGGGAGATCCTAAGTCTGCGTCTAGTTTAAAGAAGTAATCATGGTTAGAATCCCTAATTTTTCAATGAAGTGCAAGAACTGCGGAGGCGCTAAATATGTTGGAGATGAGTTTCATCTTTTTGGCGAAATGTGGGTAGATATTACTTGCTTAATGTGTTCTCATAGTGTTGATATTAGGGTAAAAGAGTTTAATGATTTTGTCGAAAGGGTAGAAGGTATTAAATGATAACTAACAAAATTATAGAAAACAAATTCTACTTGTATAAAGGCAAATCGGTCAAGGTTAAAAAGATTCACAGGTCTTCCAACAGTGTAATTTTAAAGTACCTGTTGGAAGACAGTGAAGACACTATTCCTTTTAATGGCGGTGAACTGCTTCTACAGAGATTGTATACAATTGGTGAGCTTGCCAAAATTACGGAAAAAAGGTCTGATACTTTACGAAAGTATGAAAAGGGTGGTCTAATCCCCAAGCCTTCTTATATCATTGATGAAAATCAAAATTGTTATAAGAATTGGAGATTCTATACCGAATCAGAAGTGTATGATGTGGTATCGTTCTTTTCAAATCGGACTCCTGGCCGACCGGCTCAGGGTAGGAAAACCAATATCAAATCAAATATTATCTCATTAAAGGAGAGAGTGAATAGGTTATGATGGAAAATGATAAGGCTGAAATCTGGGCTTCTATTGGTATTACAAAGAACCTTGGTAATTATGAATCTTTAAGGCTTGATGCTGGAGCAAAAATTATGGCTTCTGGTCTTGACGATGGTGCTGCTTGGGAAAAACTTTGGGCTTCGATTGATGAGCAAATCGAATCAAAGCTTAAAGAGTTAGATAAGTGAGTTGGCTAGACAAAGCTGTTTGCGCATCTGACAAGCATTCTGATTACTGGCTTTCTTACGATCTTGAAAAGATAGATTATGCCAAAGCTGGTTGTGATAAATGCACTGTGCATATTGAGTGTTTTACTAATAGTATTGCAATGGATGATGAACCTGTCGGTGTCATTGCGGGTGTATCAGAATTTGAAAGATTGCTTGCTGGCTGGAAGGAGGTGACTGATATAAATGGCTCTAACTGGGAGTGATGTTGTAGAAGTATTTAAGATTTACTGTAAAGAGTACAGTAAGTTATTTGTACCGGACTCTCCACGCCAGGACGAGGTTGCTGATAGCCTTGCTAATCATTATGATAGTGATACGCTGCTTGATGCGATAAAGTGGTATATTGAAAAAGAAGACGGGCCAATCCTTGTTTTTGATTTTGCGCTTAAGTCAAGAGACTATGTTGAAAAAGTCAAGAAGGAAAAGGCTTCCGTTGATAGATTTAAACAGACCGTTGCGGAGACTAGAAAGCTTATAGAAAATAATGAACTATGAAATGCGCTTAATTAATTCGATTGTTGAAACCGGAGATATGGTTACAGCAGTCAATCAAGGCGTTGATGGTGTATTTTCTGAGTATAAAGATATATGGAACTTTGTTCTCAGTCACTACGATAAGCACAGTAAAGCACCTTCAAAGGATACAATCAAGTCACACTTTTCTGACTTTGAATTCATTAATGCGACAGAGCCTCTTGAGTACTACATAGATCAGGCTAAAAAAGAATCTCTGTCAATTCAGACCAGGCGTATTGTTGCTCAAGCGCATTCTTTGCTTGGCGAGATGGGGCCAAAAGAGGCTCTATCTTTCTTGATGGAAAATACATCAAAACTTTACAAGTATTCAAGCAATCTAAAAGACACTGATCTCGTCAGCGAATGGCGTGACAGGTTTGAAGACTTGAAGGAAAGAGCAAATAATCCAGATAAAAACACTCTTGGTATTCCTAGTGGTGTGTCTGTTATTGACAAAGTTTTTGGTGGTTGGCAACCAGGTGACTTTATTGTACTGCTCGGTTGGACTGGCGTGGGCAAGTCGTTCATTGCCAGACTTTTTGCTGTAAATGCATGGCGTGCTGGCTATCGGCCAATGATTATCTCATTAGAGATGAATAAACAGCAGGAGGGGCAGAGACTTGATACTCTCCTGAATAATGGTGAGGGTAACTTTACCAATACTGATTTAGTAAAAGCCAACCCTGGCATTGTAGATAGGTACGGGCAGTGGGCTGAGGTGACGTTTGAAGGCAAACAGCCGATTTACTTGATTACATCAGAGGGTCTTGAAACAGCAGACCAAAACATGGTTCAAGCTAAGATCGATCAGTATCAACCAGACATGGTTATTCTGGACTATCATGGTCTATTTGATGATTCAAGTGGTGCTAAGAATGAAACAGAAAAAGCCAAGAACTTGTCTAAAGCTTTTAAAAGAATAGCGGTTAAAAACAACGTGCCTATCATTGACGTTGCTGCTGTAACGATGTCGGAAGGTCATAGCGAAAGACCACCGGAGTTAGAAGAAGTTGCTTGGTCAAAGCAGTTGGCATATGATGCTGATCTTGTTCTTGCAATCCACAGAGAGTACAACTCGGATGTATTCCAGGTTGTGTCTAGAAAAGTAAGAAGAGCTACGCATTTTGGTTTT